AATCTCGCGCTCAGTGAAGTTGTCCATCGGGAGGCCCTTGACGATCTGGACGTATGCCAGAGACGGCCAGTCAGGGATGCGGCCGCGGTCGTCCACTTTTGGCACGATGGTATTGCCGTCGATCACTTCCAGCGCGTAGGGCTTTGTGCCGGCTCGATTCTTCCAGATGTAGACGGTGGCCGCATCGATGGTGTACCGCTCGCGGAAGATCATCTCCATCCATTGCGGGTACGGAATCTTCCGGTCTGGCATCTTGAAAAAGGCGTTGAGTTCCTTGATGCGCGGGTCGTCTTCCGACTTCACGCCCTTGGCTGGATTCTTCAGGACGAACTTCCACGGCAGGCTTACCAGTTCGTCAACGCGTGCGCTTAGTTCGTTGGCGATGATTCCCGAACCCCGCACGATGCCCCGCAGCATCTCCCCAAGGACAATGTGCCGGTTGACGATCTCAAGGTTGTAGCCGGTGGGATAGTCCCACTCGCGGGCGTCCACAATAGACGGAGGGCCGAATGGCGCTACGGGCTGGTAGGGGCTGAAGCGGTTGCGCTGCTCGTCTACATCCGCGATGAAATCGGACGGAAGATCACGGTCATCTGGGCCAGGACGGTCGTTTTCCGGGTCCCGATTTGGCAGAGTAGGCCGAATGCCGCCGCGATTCCTTGCGCTCAGAAGTCCATACCGCGGATTCAGGAGCGTCATTGATCCGCCTGTAGCGTCCGGCATCTTCTGCAATGCCTTGTCGTTCAGCCGTTTCCCAAACACTGTATCGTCGTTGATCTCTGTCGGTTCATCCCACAAGGCCATGGTTATGCTCCCGTGGTCTAGTGTATCAATGCTTGGGCTTTGCTGCGCACATCAGGCACTTGCAGCCCGGTGCGTGGGCTGGACGGGCGAAGGAGACGTGGGCGGAAACACATGATTCGCCGTCTTCACCGCTCCCGACTTAATAAGCGGAGCAATGGTTTCCGTGTTCCAGTTCTTGCTTTTGCATTTCGAACAAGACTTTGGAGGTTCATCGCTCCCTGTGTACCACACATGGCCGCAGGACTCGCGGTCGCACTTCCACGCTTTGACGGTTGTCTGGCTCATGCTCCCGATGGTAGCGCAAACTACCAATAGTAGCAAGCGCGATCAGGATGCCCACGACGGCCTTGCGCAGTCGGGGTGCATCCGGCGTATGCCCTCTTCAACCACGGTATCGCCAAGCGGAAGTCCGCAATGATCGCATAGGTCTTGGGGCGCAAGGGCTGCCATGGCACGGTTGTAGGCGGTCAGGGCTGGTGCTTTGACGGGCGTGGTGACGGTAGGAGTAGGTCTAAAGCCGGGTGTCTTGGGGTTCGAGTCCTGATCTCCGCCAGTTTGCACCGCCGTGATGCCCTGGTAGTACTCGAGCAGCCCGGCGCCGTTCTTTGCCACTTTGGCAAACGCCAGCATGATTGCCTCGGCACGGTCCGGGCTCTTGACGCCGCGCTTCCGCATCGCTTCCTTGGACTCAATCTCTGTTTGCCCCCGGCTGTTCGGCTTCCACCGGATGCTGGCAAGCTGGGAAATAGTCGTTTCGTCTGTGAGTCCTGCCAAGTCGCCGCTCTTGGCGCGCATCCGCAAACCCCAGTACAGCTCAGCCTTGAGGTTCACAAACTGCTCTTTGTCCGCCGGAGACTCGCCCACGTTGACCGCATTCGATGGGAAGCCAAGGTCTTGCAGGTGCTTGTGGAGGTAGTAGCCGATGCCTGCTGAATCGGTGTTTATAGTCCCGATGCGTCCTCCATAGCGCCTGAGAGCAATCACCAGTTCGCCGCGGGGATCTGGATTGCCCCATCCGATGATCTCGAGAATCTGGAAGCCGCACCGCGCCACCATCACCGTCTCATCCTCGCCAGGACCCGCCACGTCGATGCCGATGTCTACCTTCCCCTCGTAGGTCCGCGTGTCCCGTTGAGCGCGCTCGAGCCATGCCAGGGACAGCAGGGCATCAGGACTCTGAGAGGGGAAATCTCCCATCACGCGCGAATCCCAGCGGAAGTCTCCCGGCCCCCACTCCTCAAACCGCTCTTTGACCCACCGCCTGGTGGTGAGCCAAGGCATCACGTTCTGGTCAAGATCTTCTTCGGTCAGGTCCAGCAGGTCGCGGCCGTTCGGATCGCCGAGCGTTACGGTGATCGGAGCGCCTTCTGAGTCCTGAGCCTCATATGAAAGCTTGATGCCTTTGAAGTTGGGCGTATCGAACGCGCTGATTGTGAACGGTTGGATGCTGGCGCGCTTGCTGTGGAACTCGTCGTAGAAGGCGCCAGAAGATATGGTAGGGTTGCCCAGCTTCAGGATGCGCACATCGCCGCCAGCCCGGATGCCCTCGATCGCTTCGATGATCTTCGGATCAACGCCAGGAGCTTCGTCGATGATGATGAGCACGTGGTCAGCGTGGAAGCCTTGGAACTTGACACCCTCGTCCTGTTGCTGGACGGTCGTCGTGAATCCGAGCGCGTACCGCATCGGGTACTTGGTCTTATCAAACTCAAGTTTGGTGAGGTTTGCAGATGGGAAGGGATACTTGCTCTTGACGAGGGCCTTGTGGATTTCACCCCACATCAGGACCTCGACCTGCTTTTTCGTGGGTGCCGTGGTCACCACGATGGCGTTCTCGTACCGGGCCAGCCACCAAAGCGCGAGTTGCGCCGCTTCAAAAGTTTTGCCGCTGCTATGGCACGCTTTTACGTTGACCTTCGCCTGGGGCTTTGTGAGCGCCATGGCGATTTCTTTCTGCACGCTCCACAAGTCGGACCCCAGCCAATGTAGTACAAACTTGACTGGGTTCACGAGTGTACTACGGATTTTGGCCTTCTGTACTACAGTGAGCGGCTTCATTCTCCCTTGAGGATACTATCGAGCACGCTCACCTGCACTGGATTGTCTTTGTCGCCGGCCAGCGTGGTGCGGTCACCGAACTTTGCCTTGTTCGTTCCCTTCAGCAGGAAGATCAAAAGCGTATCACTGTACTCCTGGACATAGCCCACGCGCTTCCCACCCTGGTAGACCGGCTTCTTCACGCCCTCATAGGCCCTGCGCTTCGCCTCATCCTCAAGCACCGCCTCGCCCTCCACTTGGGCTTCATCCCACGCTTGCCGGAACTCCTCATCCTGCCGGCGCCACTCGTAGGCGCATGTCTTCGGTAGACGGCTCAACTTGCACGATTTACTGATGTTCCCTGTAGCCTTCAAAGCCTCAAGGAACTTCGCGCGCGTTTTAGGGGAGCGTTTTGAACGAGGTGGAGGGCCTTTTACGAGGTTTGCCATGAGTTTATTAAACCTTTGTTTTCTTGAAGTCGCAGTGACATCTACATGCCCAACGCGGGTCAGGCCCCATGAACACTTCCCACACGTCAATGAGCCAACGGCGTTGACACCGGCAAGAGCATGTCTTCCCGTCACATCGGTGATGGTTCACGTTCAGCGCGCGGATGTCTTCCATAGTCAAAGGCTTTTGTAGTACAGCCATGCTACGCCGCCCGCTTCGCCGGCAGGATCAGGACACGCTCCGAACGCAAGGCCGAGCCACGCTCACACACCAAGAGGTGTACGAAGAGCTGGACTCGGGGCTTGGGTAGTGTCTTTTGGGTCCTGTCGGCCATTGGATTTACCACCATGACGGGATTATAAAGCATCTGAATTCGCTTTAGCTTTTACGCATCTAGCACACGTAACAGCTTCCCATCGGTTGGTCCACAAAGCCTTCTTGAGATTGATGCGCCGCGGAGTCTTTGCGCACCACGGGGATACTCCCCCGGTAGATGAGATTAGCTTCGCCATATGCACAGTCTTGACACTCGGCAGCGCGCCGATAGCGTTGAGAATATCGGCAGGGTTCATCGAGTCGCCTCGAAGAGGAACCACGCGCGCCGCTCCGCTTCGTCGATCCACACCTCAATCATCGCAGTTGAGGCGTAGTCGTCGGCCAGGGCACAGACTGTATGGGCGCTCCGCAGTTGGGTGATAAGGGTCCTGTTGTCGGCAAGAAGCTCCTTGACCATGTCCTCTGGTGCCGGGCCGGGCTCATCTGAGTCCTGAATCCGCTGCAAACGGGCAATCTGGCCGATCGACTTGATCGTGGTGCCGCCAATCTTGCGCACACGCTCCGCAATGTCATCGGTGATGGCGTAGATTTGCGTTGCTTGTTCGTCCAGCATCAGGTGCCAGTCGCGGAAGTGCGGGCCGGTCATGTGCCAGTGGAAGTTCTTTGTCTTCATGTACAAAGCAAAGCAGTCGGCCAGAAGCGCGTTCAGCGATTCAGAGAGTTTATCAACGTTCGCAGGACTGAAACCGTCTGCAACGTCTGAGCCTCGATAATCTCCGGTGGAGAATGGGAAGTCCATGGTGGTCACCTCGAAGACATTGTAAGCGTTTCGGGTCCTGATGCCCATGGAAACCCCCCGGTCGCCTTGTTGCGGCGTTGCCGGGGGTCGGTGGTTACTGCTGCCTGCGTTTGGGTGATAGGTGTGGGGGAGCCATATTTGAAGCTGCCAGGCATCAGAGACATGACTAGGAGGGAGTTGCGCCACCTCTCCCCCACGTCAGTAATCATACCACCAGATATTGTGCAAGGGAGAACTTTATAACGCAAGAGTGAAAAATAATTTGACGGAATTAGCAGAAGTGGTCTACTCTGCAATTGCCAGGTAAAGATTGACGTGAAAAAGACCCCGACAATTCGGCTTGCTCTTCTTCAATCGCATTCTTGCGCCTCGGCATTCCTGTCGAAAGGCAGGCGGGGTGGGAAGAGCGGTGCGCTCAAGGGAACCCCGATAGCACTTTGGACCAGTCGCCTAAATACGCAAGGATAAGCCGAGTGCGCTGGTTCCGCGGTGCGGGCCTGCGCGGTGGTTAAGGCGTCAGACCAATCCCCGGCAAACACCCGCCCGCAGTGGAGACACTGCCCCTCGCCTAGGCTCCGCCGACGCATGGGAAAAGGTGTTTGGCAATAGCCGAGCATTGTGGCTAACTTCAGGTGACTGGGGTTAACCACACCCTTACCCCCACCCTCACCACCTCTGCATAGGTTTAAGAACAAAAGACTTTAAAGGAGAATCAAGTGAATGAACTTATCAAAGTATCAGACAAACAATTCAGAGATGAGTCAATCCAAACGGTTGATGCGCGCGAACTGCATAGTTTTCTACAGGTAGGAAAAGACTTCTCCACATGGATCAAGTATCGCATCGACCAGTACGAATTCGTTGAAAACTCGGACTTTTTAGTTTTCACCAGTTCCGGGGAAAACCTCACCGGTGGGCGCCCGTCGAAAGAATACGCAATTTCGATCGATATGGCGAAGGAACTTTCCATGGTGGAGCGCAATGAGCGCGGGAAGCAGGCGAGGCAGTATTTCATCGAATGTGAGCACATCGCACTGGCAAAGCCCGCGCCGACGCTTCCCTCCACCTACCTGGACGCCCTCAAAGAGCTGGTGGCGACCGTAGAGGCAAAGCAACTACTCGAAGCGGAGAATGGAGTCCTGCGGCCCAAGGCTTTGATAGTGGACCGCATCAACAACGCTGAGGGGCTGCACACCATGGCAGAGGCTGCGAAGATTCTCGGCACCGGCAGGACTCGGCTATTTCAGTTCCTCCGCCAGGAGCACATCTTCGACGTTCACAGTATGCCGCTGCAGCAATACATCCCCAATCGGTTCGTGGTCAAAGAGCGGCCATACATGCGGGGCGACGAACGCAGTGTCTACGCACAGGTCTACGTGACTGGGCGCGGCATTGTGTGGCTTACTCCAAAGGTTGCCGGTTTGGGTCCTGATGGGCAACGGGAGTTTTTCGAGTAAACTTTTCGCTTGACGCGCTCACAACCAAAGTTGGGGCCAGGATCGCTCCTAGCCCCACATGTCACTACGCAGCCTTTTCAATCTTTGGTCGTCCTCGCAGGACTCGGAACTCGTCTGGAATAGCAATCGGAGAGAAACTGGTATCCGATGAGATTCCAAACTTGGCGAGTTCCATTCCGATCAGGGTCCTAATGAACGCTCGTTTTGACTTTTGGTCAGTCAGTTTGTCAAAGTGAATCCCGACGAAGTTAATGCAAATTTTCACATGATCGTCAACAGTAAAATCCTCAAACCGATCAGGACGCGGAGGAGAAGGAACAGCCTCCAGATTGTCGAGATACGCCACAATCTTTTCGTGGTCTGCCGTCTTCGGCGGTGGGTTCTTCTTGACGAGTTCAAGTCTGGTTATCGCCTTGTATCCTCTCTCCATGGCCACTTTCAAAACTGGCTCCGGTACTGCCTTGCTGATTTCCTCGTACTCTGTGATGTAGTTGTAGGCAGTGCGCTCGCTCATGTGAAATGCTTGACGAAGGAATGCCACCCACATACGTTTTGGGAGCAGTATTTTTCTGATTTCCACAAGATGCTTGCCGACCTCAAGTCGGGATTGCCCTTCCATTCTGAGGGCTTCAGACGCTGCGTTGGCTTCGGCTACGACCTTACCTCGCTCTTGCTGATCAAGGTCGCTCCATCCTTCAAGAGACTCAAAATAAACGGTTTGCTGTTTCGCTTTTGCGTTTGTCATAGTGTTACCTCCTTGCCCGATACGGGCTTATACTTGATAGGATGCAGGGGCTTAATAAAGGTTGCTAGATTTGCAGATTTTGCAAACTAAATGCTTGACACTGGTAAACTGACAGGTTTAAAGTTACAGCAATGAAAAAATATGCAAAAGAGGACGTGATGCAGGCTGTTCGTGGCCTCATTGCAAAGTCCAATCAAAGCAAAGTGGCAGCAGGACTCGGATACAGTCCGCAGTACATCTCTCAAGTCCTGAAGGGCAAGAAGGCGCTTACGGCTTATCTTGCCTTGCGTGTGGGTTTCATTCAACTGCCCGATGCTTACGTGCGGGCACCGAAAGGAAAGGTGAAGTAGTGGAGACTCTGCGAATCACCAAAGCAGATCTAAACGAGCGTAACGAATACACGCGCTCACGCGACCTTGAATTTGAAGGCCACATCGAAATCGAAGCATCGCTCGGATGGGTGAAAATCCTTGGACTTATCCGCGCCGCCGGCGGGTTGTCCATCGAGGCCGGGTCGTCCATCGAGGCCGGGTCGTCCATCAAGGCCGGGTTGTCCATCGAGGCCGGGACGTCCATCGAGGCCGGGACGTCCATCAAGGCCGGGTTATCCATCGAGGCCGGGTCGTCCATCGAGGCCGGGTCGTCCATCAAGGCCGGGTTGTCCATCGAGGCCGGGACGTCCATCAAGGCCGGGTGGTCCATCGAGGCCGGGTCGTCCATCAAGGCCGGGTTGTCCATCGAGGCCGGGGAGTCCATCAAGGCCGGGTGGTCCATCCGCTGCAAGGCGAAGCTCACCGTCAAGCTGCGCATCTTCGCCGGCCTCTGCACTTGGCGGCTCCCGAAACCCGAGCAGCAGGTTATCGAGTGCGCCGAACTGACCGAGGGTGCCGTGTGTTTCGGAACGCTGAAGCTTTTGGAAGCGCCGAAGAAAGAAGGCAAGTAGTGGACAATCAGAATGCACTGCAAGTTCAGGACACTGACAAACTGGCCGAGTACCAAGAGCAAAGCATCTCCATGGTGCAGCAGCGGGAAAAGGCCAAGATCGAGTCTCGATACATCATGGCTTTGCGTCAACCGCGAGACCTTGAAGTGGTTCGCCAGAAGATGTTGCGTGAATGCAGCCGGCCATCTTTCTGCGCTCCTGACATGAGCAAGAACGGGTCGAGCGTCGCGATCTATCGTGTCCCGCGCGGTGGAAGCAAGATCGAAGGCGTGACAATCCGGTTTGCTGAGATGGCAAAGCGATGCTACGGTCACATCTTCGTAGAAGTTACACCACTCGGTGAGGATGAGACTCAGCAGATTTACCAAGTCGAAGCCACGGACTATCAGAACAACGACGGCGGAAGCGAGATCGTAATCGTACCGAAGCGCATTGAGCGCAGTTATGCGAAAGACTCGGACGTGGTTCTGGGGCGCCGCGAGAACAGCCAAGGCAAGACCACATTCACTATCGTACCCACCGATGATGACCTTCAAGTGAAGCGCAACGCCCTCAACTCCAAGGCACGGCGCAACGTCATCATGCAGTGCATCGACGGCTGGTTGGTAGAAGAGTGCAAGGCGAAGA